TGATATTAACCACTTGATCGTAATCAATATCACAATCTCTTTTTTTAACAGGTAAAGGGAATAGGCAATTAGACTGTTTCTCATTAACTAATACACAATCGTCTACGTTTTCATCAGTAAATTTACCACTAGTTGATATGTTTCCTTCAGATTGAATATTATTAACTACTTTATAAGTCTTGAGTGCTACTTTAGTAGAGGCAGCAACAATAGTAAAAAATAATAATATAGGTGGTAAACTAGAAAATATTTTACGTGAAAAAACTTTCCATTTTTGAAGAGTATATCTTTCATCTTCATAGATAAATGTTTTAAGAAATAAGAAAGAAAACAAAGAAGCATTATATGTAAGATTATATATATTATTGAAGAAATTATTATATGTTATAGTATGATATAATCTTATAGTTTCACTTAAAGCAAATAAAGTTCTCCTGGAATTTTTAACCTCTCTTTCAGTTCTACGAGTATATATAGCTAAAAACCACACTAATATAACTAAAATATGTATAATAACTGAGCAAAAAGCAAAAATATAAGATTTAAGACAGAAATAAAACCAAATTGATATGTACAATATATATAAAATATTTAAAAAAATATAATTTGGTGTATATATTTCAAACAAATCTGCTTCTGCAGTAACTGTTTCAATTTTGGGTTTTAAATATTTAGACACATCTTCAGAAGTAGCTTCCATAAATTTCTTTTGTGCTTCTTTGTGTTGTTTATAAGATTCCGATAATTGTGCACAAAGACCAAACATATCAAAAACTTCTTTGTCTCTGACGTTTGGATCATTATGTTCATAATAAATTTTAGTAGATTTAACATTACCTTCTTGAGGACATTGTTCATAAATACGAAAATCCCATAAATCCATTTTATTTTCTAAATTAAGAGTTTTAAGCTTGGATGTATCAAGAGATACACCACCAGCTTTTCTATATTCTTTTTTGACTTGTGTTTCTATATATAAAAATCTTCGCCTAATGGCAGCTGGAGCTGACATTATAGTATTGAGATTCATATCGGGGTTATTGGTATCAATAACTACTAATTCAGGCATAGCGTAATTAACGCCTTTGTCTTCAATAGCAGCTTGATCAGGACAGTAAGGAGAATTATCAATTAACATTAATAATTCATCAATAGTTTCATCTCCTTTTTGTGCCAATATATTAGATATACAACCAACTTCAGGTATATGAATAATAGGTTGTATTATTGGATCATAACCCGTCCAGTATTTAGACTTAGGGGATCTATTATAAACTACATCTGGTGAATAAATTCTACCAGCGGATTTACAATGAACCTTAAATATATTTTCTAAAACAGAAGATTTACCTATACCAGGATCTCCATGAAGAACAATGCCCATAGGGGCCATTCTTCTTTTGGATTGCATCTCCAGCATTATAGATCTACGCATAACACGTAATTCTGTAAGTCTAGCTTTAAAAGGTATATTGGACTTCATAGTCTTAGTGATAGTTTCTCCCTTTTTGATAAAAACATCAGCTTTTGCTAAAAAAGCTGTTGCACTTATTCTATCAGCAGCAATAGTATCAATAAAATTCATATCATTACCTATATAAACACTTTTATACGATAATGTTAATTCTGTTGTTTCATCTATATATTGAGCTATAAGATCTTTATCAAGCCATGCACTAGTAATAGATTTTGTTATATAGTAAGTATGGCCGAATCTAAAAAAAGATTCAGTCATCTCTACCATAGAATAAGTAAAATCTAAAACATTGGTAGATTTAGCTTCTCCTAGCAATTTGGTAAATTTGTTAGAAGTTTCTAAAGAAAAAAAACGCAAACCTACCATACTAAGTATAAAATTCCGGGTGGAACGAACAACTTGGCTTGATATGACCATCTCAAACATTTTCTTGGGTGAAAAAGTTTCATCAAGTTCAAATCCTTCACTCTTAACTTTTTCGGAAGAAGATATTTGACTCACAAAGCTTTTAATGTATTGAGCTATTATGTCATGTATCGTATTAGAAAAACCAGGAAATGAATTGCTCATAAAAACAGTTAATGACCAAACCAATTCGGCCTTGTTTCTATGCCTAATTATTTGATAAATAGAGTAAATGGCAGAATTTATATATTCAATAAAATACATACTGCCATCAACGGAAGTATGTTTAATTACATCATATAAAGATTTTTTAATATCGTCAATATCATCCAAGAAAATTTGAAAATTATCTTTGGCTTTACACTTTACAACATGCAAATTGGAATTAACTTCAGATGAAACATCTTTTAAGAAATAATTAAATTGTTTCTTGGTATTTTGAACGTCAATTTTAAATCTTTCTAATTTAAGTTCACATCTATCAAGGATATTACGTTTGGGGGGACTTAAAG